CCAAGGAGCTTCGGCTCCTTTCTTTTCCACTAAACCAAGGCAATATAGAATGAAATATAAAGTTGACATCGACCTATCACGAGACAATCTTTTCGATGAACTAGGTAAGCAACGACTCAAAGAAAGCTACATGAAAGATGACGAAGTATCTCCGCAAGAAAGATTCGCATTCGTATCAGCATCGTTTGCAAGCAACCAAGAACATGCTCAGCGACTATATGAATACTCTAGTAAGCACTGGCTCAGCTATTCTACTCCTGTCCTATCTTTTGGTCGTTCTAAGCGCGGGTTGCCTATTAGCTGTTTTCTTAACTATATGGATGATAGTGCAGAAGGCTTGGTCGATAATCTTTCAGAGACTAACTGGCTCTCGATGATGGGCGGTGGTGTCGGTGTTCACGTTGGTATTCGTAACAGCGATGACAAGTCCACTGGTGTTATGCCTCACTTGAAAATCTATGACGCTAGTTCATTGGCCTACCGTCAGGGACGTACACGCCGTGGTAGCTATGCTGCCTATCTCGACATTCACCATCCCGACATCATCCAGTTTTTGGAGATGCGTAAGCCCACTGGTGATCAGAACGTGCGTACACTGAACCTGCACCACGGCATCAACATCACTGACGAGTTCATGAACATCATTGAACGATGCATGAAGGATGACAATGCTGACGACAGCTTCAACCTGATCAACCCTTCCAATGGCAGTGTTGTTGAGACAGTGTCGGCTAAGTATTTGTGGCAGAAAATACTGGACCTGCGTATGCAGACTGGTGAACCCTACCTCATCTACATCGACACAGCTAACAAGGCTTTACCATCTTGGTTGAAAGACAAAGGTTTGCAGATTAACGGTAGCAATCTCTGCACTGAAATCTTCTTGCCAACAAACGAGAACCGTACAGCAGTGTGCTGCTTGTCTTCACTGAACTTGGAATACTATGACGAATGGAAAAGCAATAAGCAGTTTATCCTTGATGTTATGGAGATGTTGGATAACGTGCTGCAATACTTTATCGACAACGCTCCAGACTCTATTGCCCGTGCTCGTGCTAGTGCCATGATGGAAAGAAGCATTGGTATTGGTACACTAGGCTTCCATGCTTTCCTACAAAAGAAAGGTGTTGCCATTGACGGTGTGATGGCTAAGAGTTACAACAATGAAATCTTCAAACACATCTACAACCAGTGCGTTATTGGCGATGCAATCTTGGTTACGTCACGAGGTGAATGCCCTGACGCGCATCTCAGTGGTGTTCGTCGTCGCTTCAGCCATTGGACTGCTATTGCACCTAACGCCAGCAGCAGCTTGATCATGGGCAACACCAGCCCCTCTGTTGAACCATACCGCGCTAACGTATTCCGTCAAGACACATTGTCTGGTGCGTTCGTGTACAAGAATCGTTTCCTTAAAGCTGAGCTTGAGAAGCTTGGTATGGACGATGACGACACATGGGCATCCATCATTGCCAACGATGGGTCGGTGCAGCACTTGGACATCCCTGAACAACTCAAGGAAGTGTACAAGACAGCTATGGAGATTGATCAGCGATGGCTCATTGAGCTTGCAGCAGATCGTCAAAAGTATATCGATCAGGGACAATCGATCAACCTGTTCTTCCCTGCTAACGTGTCTGTGAAGTATCTGCATAGCGTTCACTTTTTAGCGTGGCGCAGTGGATTGAAATCTCTTTACTATCTGCGTAGTGATAAGGTACGTAAGGCCGACAAGGTTGGTGCTCAGATTAAGCGTCAACGCATTGAAGATGAAATTGATTTGAAACAAATTGCAGATGGTGACACCTGCTTAGCTTGCGAATAAGGATAGATATGAAACAAAAAGCTGACCTAACAAAAGAGAGCGTAGTATTCAAACCGTTTAAGTTTCCTTGGGCTTATGATGCTTGGTTACAACATGAACAAAGTCACTGGTTACATAGTGAAGTTCCTCTTGTTGAAGATGTGAAAGACTACAAAGCTAAATTGTCTGAAAAAGAACGTGAGTTTCTGACAAAGATTCTTCGCTTCTTTACACAAGGTGATTTGGACATTGGTGCCGCATATCACGATCATTACATTCCTTTGTTTAAAAACTCAGAAGTGCGAATGATGTTGAGTGGTTTTGCAGCAAGAGAAGCGTTACATGTAGCAGCATATTCACACTTGATTGAGACATTGGGGTTGCCTGAGTCAACCTATAATGAGTTCATGCAGTACGGTGAGATGGTCGAGAAGCATAAGTATTTTCAGAACTTAAACGGTATGCCTGTGTCTGAGAAGATCGCTGTCATCTCAGCCTTCGGTGAAGGTATGCAGTTGTTCTCTAGCTTTGTCATGCTTCTCAACTTCATGCGCCACGGTAAGCTGAAAGGGCTTGGACAAATCATCGCTTGGAGTCAGACCGACGAGTCGATGCATGCTGACGGAATGATTAAGGTCTATCGTGAATATGTAAAGGAACATCCAAATGATTCGTCGTCTGATCGTATTAAAGAGATTGCTCAAGAGATGGTTGATCTTGAAGACAAGTTCATTGATCTTGCTTTCGGTATGGTTGAAGTTGAAAACCTCACGAAAGAGGAAGTGAAACAATATATTCGCTACATTGCTGATCGTCGCCTTATATCTATGGGAATGAAAGGTGTCTATAAGATCAAGAAAAATCCTCTTCCTTGGGTTGATGGGTTGCTAGGTGTATCTCATACATCGTTCTTTGAGCAGAAGGTTACAGACTACAGTAAGGGCGCTCAAACAGGAACATGGGATGATGTGTGGGGGCAAGCTAAATAAAAGTTGCTTGCTTGATGGATGAAGATGTGATACAACTACAGTCATAAGGAGTTTTTATGGAATACTTTGCGACAGAAAATGGTCACATCTTCAGCACCAGAAAGCAGATGAAACAAACTAAGCATCACACAGGGTACTTAGTTGTAACAATTAGCAACAAGGAACAAACTAGACAACATCGAGTTCATCGCTTTGTATGGGAATACTTCAATGGTCCTATACCGCCTGACAAAGTCATTGACCATATAGACGGGGACAAGACAAACAATGCATTGTCAAATCTTCGACTGGTCACCAACAAACAAAACATTCATTACGCTAGAAGTATGCGAGGCAACTGGTCCAATAAAGGACAAGACGTGTATTGCTCTAAGATAACAAATGAACAGTTCGTTGAAATGGTCAATGACTTTGTCAACGGCATGACAAATGACGATGTTGGACTGAAGTATGGACTACATCCTCGATATGTTTCTCTAGTGAGACACAAACGTAGGTGGCAACATCTATGGAAAATGTTTCCAGAAGATATAGTTATTCCTTCAGGAGTTCTGAAGAAAAGGAAAACACCATGAGAAACTTCACCGTCAGCTACAACAGTCAGAACAACGTCTTCAAAGGTGTGTTGCACGTCAAAGCAAACACAATCTCTGAAGCACAGGACAAGTTCTTTGAGTGGCTACGTGAACAATCTACATATCCACATCTTTGGCAACTCACTTTCGAGTTCACAGAGATTGGAACTAGCCTATAATGTCCCCTAAGAAGCCCCATGTCGGGGCTTCTTCACAACCAAAGGAAGTATTGATGGTTACTAAACGAAAAGCAGCGCCAACACAGTCTAACGAATCACCAGCACCAGCTACTAAAAACAATAGCTTGCGTGTCAGGCTCGATGACATGGCAACGATCCAGCCTAAGACAGCAAAGCAGAAGGAATTCTTCGATGCTTATAACGCCGGTGACTACTTCATGTGTTTGCATGGTGTTGCTGGTACAGGTAAGACTTACATTGCCCTGTACAAAGCGCTTGAAGAGGTGATGGAAAAGACTAACCCTTACAAGAAGGTTGTCATTGTTCGTAGCTCTGTGCAGAGTCGTGACATGGGTTTCTTACCCGGTGACGCTAACGAGAAGATGGAGACATTCATCCAGCCCTATCGTCAAATCTGTGCCGACCTGTTCAATCGCAAGGATGCATGGGACCGTTTGGCTGAGCAAGGCTACATCGAATTCATTTCGAACAGCTTTATTCGCGGCACCACCTTCACCAACTCCATCTTGTTGGCTGATGAAATTCAGAACATGACCTTTGAAGAACTTGACACCATCGTCACCCGTGTCGGTCACACATCGAAGATCATCTACTGCGGTGACATCCGACAGACTGACTTGAAGAAGAAGGATGACAAGACAGGCTTGCCAAAGTTCTTGGACATTGTGCAGGACATGCGAGAGTTCAGTAGGTTTGAGTTTGGTATGGACGACATTGTCCGAAGCAGCTTGGTGAAGAACTACATCATTGCTAAAACACTTTATGAGGATCGTCAATAATGTTAGTCATCAACTTCCGACAAGGCATCGGCTTCGACATCGAGTACAACGAAGACATCTGTCACATCGTTGACACTGGTGAAAGACACGACACGTTGCATGCTTACAGCGGCATCATCATCTTGTTACCCTTCATCAAAATCTACTTCGGTCAGTTCGATCAAATCGGTGAACTTATTCCGAGCAAGAAAGATGATTGAGGTTGTCATTACACCAACCATGCTCATCGAAGCCCGAGACAAAGGTGCTGAGATGGGTAGGTTGCGTAACTCTATCACTAAAGGTCAGGGTAATATGACTGGCTATTTAGGCGAGGCTGTTGCCCAAGTTGTATTAGGTGGCTCATTGACCAATACATACGACTACGACTTAGTATTAGATGATGGTACAACGATTGATGTGAAGACAAAACTCACATCGGTCAAACCATTAGAAACCTATTCATGTTCTGTTGCTAAGTTGAACACAACTCAGAAGTGTGACTACTATGCATTCACAAGAATAAAGAACGATTACAGTGTTGGCTGGTTCCTTGGTATATGTTCTAAAGAACGATACTACGAGGAAGCCACCTTCATGGAGAAAGGAACCGTTGATCCAGACAATGGCTATGTTGTTCGGAGTAGCTGCTACAATCTACCAATACACAGGCTACAGGCTGTGATATAACTTTACACGATAGCGTTGGTTGCTGGAACCATCTGACGCTACAGTGAAGCCTGAAGAGGCCATCAATGTACAGTGATGTACAACGACATGAGTTCCAGTCATGTCTCGGTGGTTTCTTCAGGCTTTTTTGTTTACAGGAAAAGTTATGCTGACTAAGGTGTGTACGAGGTGTTATATTACAAAAGATGTCAATGATTTCTTCAAAAAGAAAACGGGAAAATATAAAGTTGACGCTGTCTGTAAAAAATGTAGGTCCGACTACGGTAAACAGCACTATTATCAAAATCGTGAACGTGTGTTAACTCAACAGAAAACTTATTACCAAGAAAATCGAGAAGCAATTACTGCTCAAATGAAAGATTATCGAGAACGAAATCATCAGACTATTTCGTTGAAGAAAGAACAGTGGAGAAAGCTTAACCCTGACAAACGCAATGCTGCTTTGGCAAAGAGAAAAGCGACTAAGCTACAAGCAACACCGGCGTGGTCTAATAAAGAACATATTGAAAGCCTGTACCTGATAGCCTCTATGAACAGGGAAGCAGGATATGACATGCACGTAGACCACATTGTTCCTCTTCAGAGCGATGTAGTGTGCGGCTTACACTGTGAAGCTAACCTTCAACTGTTGTCAGCAAGCAACAACACTTCAAAAGGAAATCGTTGGTGGCCTGATATGTGGTAACATGGCATCGCCAATTTCGGCACAACCAACTCAAGGAGCATACCTATGCAACCCGCTAACAAGGCGACTTTAATCTTCACCGACAACAATGACGGTGGTTTAGAAATGCAAATCTTGTTTGACCCTGAACCAGTCAACAAAGAAAGCAACGCACACATCGCTGCTGTGTTGGCCTACCAATACATCACACAGAAAGTTGACGAAGATGAATCAGCCTAATCAACCTATCAAGCGCACCTCTGTCACCACGACAGACATGCAGCAGAAGACTAAGAAGGTGGAGTACTTTGTTGTGCCTGACACGACAACAACGCTCTGCTTCATGCATCTGCACTGTGGCTTTCTCATCATGGGTAAGAGCGCCTGTGTAGACCCTGCTAAGTTTAACCAAGCCCTTGGTGAGAAGTATGCCTACGAGGATGCTATCAACAAGATGTGGGAACTAGAGGGTTATCTTTTGTCCAACGAAATCTATGGAGACACTCATGCAGTTTAAACGTCCTCAACATTTGTTGCGTATTCAATTCGAGAAAGGCTACTACGCCTTCAGTCGTGGTTGGCTCACCAACAGCTATGACCCATCTAGCTTGGCTGGTATGGAATGGGAACGTGGCTTTAACGCTGCCTACTTCGACAACCTTGCGAAGCTCACCAAATGACAACGTTCAATCGCCTTCACAACATGAAGAATCCCAATCAAGGGACAGCAAAGAAAGTGTTGTGCGTATGCTCAGCAGGTTTGTTGCGTAGTCCTACATTGGCTTGGATTCTCTCTAATGATCCCTTCAACTACAACACCAGAGCAGTTGGTACATCCAGCCAGTATGCTTTGATTGCGCTTGACGAGGTTCAACTTCAGTGGGCCGATGCTGTTGTATTTGTTGACGATGGCAACTACATTACAGCTTGTTATGATCACAAAGAACTGATCGACAATATGGAACACTATGTGTTGGAGATTCCTGACATCTATCAGTTCCGTCATCCTAGGCTTGTAGAGGCTGCAACACAGCAGTTGAAAGAAGCGTTTAAGGTGTGATATAACAACACCAATGTGCTGGTAGCTCAATTGGCAGAGCGTTGGTCTCCAAAACCAAAGGTTGTACGTTCGAGTCGTACCCGGTATGCCAAATAATACGCAGTGGATAGTGTAATGGTTTAGCACACTTGTCTGTGAAACAAGTAGATAGAGTTCGATTCTCGTCCTTCTGCCCAAACAAAAAGGGAAGCTTCATCGGCTTCCCTTTTTTCGTTGTGTCGGTAGATGTTGACAATTACCGACGACTTGCTAGTCCACCTTTGGCTTTACCAACAGCGCCTACATCTGTAAACTCACCTTCGATGATGGCAAACTTGTCAGCAATCGATGTAGGCTTACGTTTGAATGTACGAGTGAAGGCATCAACCTGTGCAGCCTTGTTAGGGGCTTTGTCGTACAGAGCATTGACAGCAGTCTCCCCATACTTATCTACGAACAAATCTCTAGCGTCTTGTTTGAACGCAGACAACACTTTGTTCATCTCATCTTTGATAGCAACCTGTTGTTCGTTAGCCGACTTAGCTTTGTAGTCTGGACTAGCAATCAAGTCTGCAACAACTGCCCTGAACTCTGGTGCAGCAAGTTG